GACTCCTCGTTATGTGTGTTTGTTTTCATCATGTCTGTACTATACACACCTTTTAGATACCTGTCAAGTCTTTTTTCAAAGAAAAATGAAATTAATTTAAAAAAGATTTAATCCGGTCATCCAGGGCAGCTTCAATCTCTCTTGCTGCATTTCTTGATTTGAGCCATTCAATCAGGTCTGGCCTGAGCCTTGTTGAATATTGTATTTTGCTATCAGGTGATTTTTTACGCCCTGAGCCCTTCCTTTTTCCGCCTCTCATTTTTTGCCTCCAATTATTACGAACTATATTTTATATGTTTCCATCATTACATATTTTAAGAAAGTTGTCAAGACAAGCTTTCTTTTATAAATCTTGATACCGGGTTTTTAATCTGTCCGTCACTATCTTTTTCAATCGGTCTACTGGTCAAAATAAGCTGGTTTTCTGCCCGGGTAAATGCTGTGTATGCTAAGCGCCGCTCCTCCTCCAGGTCATTTTTTGATATAGATTGTTTAGATGGAAAAATGCTTTCATTCAAGCCAATTACAATAACTGTCGGCCATTCAAGGCCCTTTGCAGAATGCATGGTACATAACTGCAACCCCTCAACATCCTCCTTAATCTCATCGCTCACATCAAAAGTTGCCAGCCAGTTTAAATACCCGTCAATAGTCCCGTCATAATGATCCAAAATCCATGCATAAACAAACTCAAATATAGCCTCTGTCTCAAATCCAAAATCAATATCCTTCATCAAATCAATTGCGCTGGCCATGTCCGTTCTTTCAGCAACTTTGAACCATTTCTGCCAAGTGTAGCTATCCTTGTCCGGCGTGGCTTTCCATGCTGAAAAGTGACTCTGATATTCTACAGTTGAATCCCATCTTATATCGGCGTAATCTTGTGCTGAAAGTTCGAGATATTGCCTGATAAGTACAAAGGAAAAATTATCAAATTCATTCACAATCAATTTTAAAAATGAATGGAATATCCTGAATTCTTCAGACCGGACCAGCTTTGATTTTTTGCCTATATATTCGTGTTTGATCCCGGCCTCTGTAAGCAGGCTGGAAAGTTTTTCTAACATCCAATGATTTCGGGCCAAAACTGCCATTTTTTCTGTAAATTCTTCTCGATAATACGCAATATTGTCAGCTATCATTTTTGAATCAAAATCAGGATGATAAGCAACCGGGTGAAAATTATCGCCCTGAATCGCATTCATAGGCTCCCCAATACTAACCCCACAATGCTCTATAAGCTGATTAGCAGCATCAACGATATTTGCACTTGAGCGATAATTATCCGTCAAATTATACACATCAAAAAGGTGTTGGTTCCTGATCAGGTATTCAGGGTCCGATCCCTGAAATGAAAAAATACATTGTCGGAAATCACCTATTGCAAATTGTGCGGCATTGCAGGCCTGGCAAAGATCATTCAGGATCTGCCATTGCAGCGGATTGTTGTCTTGTACCTCATCGCACATGATATGCTGTAGGGTCAAAAACTTGCTAATTTTTGGAATGAGCTTCAAAAACTTGGTGAGAATCATGCCATATGTCAGGGCATTGTTTTCATGGCAGCTGGCAAAAAATGCGTTCATAATCTCGCTTGATTTGGCCTTTTCTTTATTCCATGCGCCTAAAACGTGTTCGCCGTTCGTATAGTATACCTTAAAAGCAGCATCAACCTCCCCCTTTTTGACGTTTTTCCACTTTCGCCCATCGTGGTATCCCAATTCCATCGCAACGTCCTTTAAAAGATAATTTTCCTCCCAATTTGAATACACCGTAATTTTACCAGGTTTCAGGCCCACAAGTTCGCCGTATGTCTGAAGATATTTCAAGGCGATTCCGTGCATCGTCCCGGCTGTAATCCTGGTCGCTGGGGTTCCAATTTCCTTCATAAGCCGGTCTTTGATCTCACCTGCTGCCTTTCTTGTAAAAGTGCATACAGCTATATCGTATGGGCTCACCTGGCAATTTTCAATTAAGTGCTGGATTCTGGAAATCATTGTTCTTGTTTTTCCGGCTCCGCTGGGCGCGATGCACAATAGTTTTCTTGATTTTGATTCTACGACTTTTTGTTGTTCTTGGGATAGTTTCATTTTTTGCTCCTTAGAATAATTCCATTTGTATTTTTCTCTAATTCCCTAAGTCTAAGATATTCCTGCCTATATTTATATATCCTATACAAATTTTTTTTATATAAGATTGCTTCTGGACATTGTTTTGTTTGGTGCTGTTTATTAAATATAGGCCCTTCATTAATTATCGCAATTTTCTCTGCATCTAAAACAGATCGCCTATCTGGATAAGTTTCTAATATTATTTTTACAATTGAACGGTACCAAATAGAACTTATTTTATGCTGTGCTAATCTGCTTATTTGATGTAAAGATATCCCGACATAAAGCAAATTATCTTCTTTATCATAATGCCTATATAGTTGGTTTAAGCTCATAATAAAGCCTTCATTTTAAATATACCTGTCTTTTGATGCCGTTGTCATCCATATTAAACAATCCTTAAAGCTTAGTCTTTCTGTGTTCTTGTCAGGTACACAATTACCGGGAGTGTGAAAACCGCATCCGATTATTTTATGGAAGGATAATCAATCCTGTTTGAACCGTTTCCAGTCCAACCGAAAGCTGACCAGTTTTTGCCTTGAAAACTGAGGCCACATAAAAAGGGAATGACATTTTGCCTGTTTATTCTGGCTACCGAGCTTAACAGTACCAAAAAACCCCGCATCAAGGGCAACACAAGAAAGGAATAAAAAAAGCCCGTAAACTTGGGATTGTCTACGGGCTTTAATATAATTGAGTCTATGCACCTGTCAAAGAAAGGCTCCGGCTTCGCAGCTTGGGACAACTCAAAAGTAAAATCATATTTAATCTTCGAACTTCGCATATTGATAATTTATTCCCTTCTCAATGGCCTGTCAAGTTATTTTTTAGATCGGTATAGGATTAGGATATTTACACTCCGGGCAAATCTGATCTGCTGGTTTAATGACCATGTATAAAAGCATGATGCCGACCACAATGAATAGAGGCCAAATCAAAAATGAAAGCAGGAGCATGAAAATAAACATGATGGCAAATCCACACCCAACCCCTTTTATTTGCGCTGGCCCTTCATATTCACAATTTGGGCAGCGTATCTCTTTTCGGTATAATACAAATGACATAATCCCTCCTTTAAACCTTAATAACCTTGAAACTATCCGGCACAGTCGCTACTGGGTGGCAGGTCGCCATTAATACTTGCTTATCAATATCGTTCAAATCCTCCATTGCGGCCAAAAGATGATCGTTATCCAATTCAGCGCCCTCAACGATAATGATATTCGAATCCAATACATGAGCCAAAGCGGTATCAAATATCTGTTTTTCGCCACCTGAAAGCCCATTATAAGGCGTGTAAATCCCGTCCTCCTCAACCTCCCACCCAATAAACAAACCATCATCAAGATTGATAGCAGCCCGACCACTTGGCAGGACCTCACCCATTTTATCAATGATCTTGCTGAATGATGCAGACACAGCCTCATTTTTCTTGGCGATCAATTCTTTTCTGTCCATCTTGGCAACTAAAAGAGCGCTTTGTGTCAAGCCTCTTTCCTGTTTTGTTTTTTCTATGGTTTCATTAATTCCTTGTAATTTCAGGAATACGGCTTCTTGGGCGCGTAGGTTTTGGCCTTTTGATATCAACCCGGCTATTTGGTCTGTTAGGATTTGTTTATTCATCAGCTTGCTCCTTTTCAATTTTCGCTCGGCAAATAGAACAGATAAACGAGTCAACAGATACGGAATGAAAAGGCCCTGTTGTGGCGCTGGCTCGCTTGCACACACTTAGCGCCCCAGGTGTTTTATCAATAAAAAAATGCTCTGTGTTCGTCCCAGGATGTTTTTGCCATGATATTTTCTGTTTTGCTTTTTTCATTTAACACCGCCTTTAAACTTTTTAAGCTCCATTTTCGCAACCAATAAACTGGCGCATGTTTCGCACCCTGCATCAATCATGGTATCAATAATGGCTTGGATTGATATCGACGGATTGACGATTTCAGCTTTCTTAAAATTTTCAAATGCGGCCTTATCAAACTCTGCATCGACAACCCGACCTGGCGCCATATCATTTCTAACAAAATTAACAATATTTTCAGCCTCTTCATGGGTATGTCTTGGGGTTTCAGGCTCAGGCACCCACTCTTTAGTATTCTTAGCCATAATCGCATCAAACGTCGCCTGGGAATCCGTCTTTTGTTCAGCCTTGGCCTTTTCCTTTGCCTCATCAATCTCAATTTTTTTAAGGCTTTCCCTGGCATCAAGAACAGCCTGTGTCGTGGTTTCAATATCGGCCTTGATCTCGGGTAAGGATCCGGCAGGCACTTCAATCTCTGATTTCCTGGCAGTCAATTGCTGGATTGCAGAGGTTGACGTTCTTTCCTGGGCCTGCATCTCATTGACTTTTTGCTTTGCTTTGTCAATCTTGCTTTCAAGGGTTTTCAGATTGGCATCAGGCGGGAAAAGCTCAAACAGCATGTCAATTTTTTTCTGATCGCTCATTAAAATAAAATCAGGAACATCAACTATCCTTGGCGCCCCGGCATTGGAAAGCATAACGGCATAATCTGTGGCGCTTACTTTCTTTTTGTCGACCCGCATCTTTTGGGATACCACACCTTTTTTGCTGCGGGAATAATGACGCTCAAATTCCACTCCGTTGCAAACAATGGCTGTTGTCAGTGAATCGCCCACTCCAAAATCATTGAGAATATCAGCCGGTTTTTTATTGGTTTTGGCAGCAAATGGGATATATCCGAGTAGGGTCAGGGCAATTGCATGGGACCGTGACGATTTGCCTGATTTGTTTTTGCCGACGTATATTGTTTTTGGGTGGACAGGCTCGTTAATATCAAAGCCTTTGAATCCTTTGGTTGAAATTTTTGTTATCATTTTCGCTCCTTTTTTGGGCCGGGTCTTTTGTGCGATCCATTTAAGCGCGCATCCATGGACACAAGGTTTTTTAAACCCGGAGCCGATTATTATTTATTCCTCACCATCCAAAATCTCATTCAACCGTTTAAAAAACCGTTTGGCCATTGAGTCCGTAAATTCATCCCAATCAACAGTAAAATCAAGCTCTGTCTTGGCCTGGGTTGCTTCTGCCTGGAATTTACCAGCCGCCGCAATGACCTGTTTTTGAGCGTCTGTGAGTTCTCTTTCTGTCGTCTGGACTTTGGCTGGCTCTGGTTCCTTGACTGGTTCAGGCTCTTTTTTAGCTGGCTTTTTTGGCGCTGGCTGGCTTTCCTTCTCGGCCGGGTCATCCGGATTCAAATCATCTTCAATCTCATTCGTGTCAAGCTCATGCGAAATAGTCTCAACGCCTTTTTTGACTTCAAGCTGCTTTGTTTTGCCTGCATCGAATTCGTTGTGGTCCCCTTCAATCATGCTTGACACCCGGCCCTGAAGCTGCTCATATTGGCTGGCATCCCATTTGACAATATTATTGCCGGTAGGTCGCCATGATAAAACAGGGAAAGACCATTGATGCAAACCCTCTGGCGGTTTCTGTAGCCCTGAAAGATGTTTTAGGGCATTACGACGTGCAAAGGTCTGTGCGAAGTCCATGGCCTTTTTTTCACGGTTTATGATTGATTTGAACCAGTCTAAAACCTCGTTGTGGGAAGTGTTCAACCATAGGCTTGTGGCTTCATCAAAAGGATATTTTGCCCATGTCTCATTATTGTCGGCAGCCGGTGCCATTTCATTTGGCAGCAATTTAAAGGCCTGCGGTTTCTTTTTGGCTTTGGCAAGCAGATCAATCATGCGATATGAAGGGACATCAAATATGGTTGACCAATCGCACACCTGGGGCAATCCCATGGGAGAGTATTTAAAAGCTACCGCCCGGGCATGAACAGCAAGGACACGGTTATTTTTAGGATCCCGCTCCATGTATGGGTTTGGTTTTAGGGTATCGCCCACCAATACATCTTTAGGGAAAATCACGCTGGCCCCGGTCTTTTCAGCCCAAATTTCAAAACCTTGTGCAGATATGGCTACAGGTGCTTTATAGTTCCCAAAACTCTTTCCAATTTCGACAAGGGTTCCGTCCTTGATAGACAGGGTAAGCATTGTTTTAAAGGCTTTAATTTGGCCGTCTTTGTCGATCAGTGCGAAGGCTTCATCCGTGCCTATGGCTACAACATTTTTTTGTTCAAGGTCTTGTATACGGACCATGGCGGTTTCTAACTCTGTTGTTTTTGTCATTGGTTTTTATTCCTTTTAGCTCCATATTTGATTTTGTCCAAAACTTCATCCTTGTCAATGGTGTTATTGATCGGGTCAGAATCTTCTTTGATTTCTTCCTCGCTGAAAAGATCCAGCTCCGGTTCAGGCTCCCCAAAAATCTCAATATAAAGGTCATCAACCTCGCTGAATTTGCGCCGTTCATTTTCCATTGATTTTTCGTAATGAAATTTTACCAGTTTTTTGAAGATCCCTGGCTCAATAAGAAAGACTCCCTTTGCAGCCTTGGCAAGGATATCAATATTTTCCTTAGCTTTCATCTGGTCATCATATTGGTTGTAAGCTTCACCTTCAATGATGGCTTTTAATTCTTCTAATTTTTCAGGGTCCATTTTGCTGCTCCTTTTAAAATGATAATCCAACCACAATCAAAATAAAACCCAACACTCCCACCATCAAAATACCAACCACACATAACAGACACATGGCAGGGCTCAAGGGTTCCTCAACGTCAATGTCATTGATATGCTGCTCGATTGACGTGTATTTTTTCCAGAATAGGTTTTTCATTTTTTCTCCATAAACATAAACCGATTTTTTAGTTGAGTTCATCTCCTTTCACCATTTGTCTTGTAAATGTCTGGGAGCATCCAAAAAAGAGCTGATACAGAGGTGTATTCTTCCAGCACCGGTGCAAGCTCCTTTGATATTGATCCTCTCATGAAAGCCTTTTTGACGCTTTGCTCTTTAAACCCGCGTTTTTCAAGCTTTTCCATAATGCTCAATAAATTTATTCTATCAAGCTCTTTCTCCAACCGTTCTGATTTAGCCAATTTAACCCTCCTTTTTTATTGTTTATTTCAAGATATAAACAAAAAGACATGTTGTCAAGGATTATTTTACATTTTGTCTTTAAATAAAAAAATCCCATGACAATAAATATAATCGCCATGGGATTTTGATAATAATAAAATTATTTTATTTTATTCTAAATATCCTTTTCAGTCCGGCCATAACCACTTGCACAACACCGTTTGACTGCCATTTAGGATTCATACCGATAATTTCACTTGCCGCTAAAACCAAAATGCTCCCGATTGCCAATGTTTTTGGATCAGTTAAAAATTCCATGTTTTTCCCCTTTATGCGAAATTAATTGTTCTTGCGTTTTTCAAAGTTCATTTAGAACCTCATATATTCAATTTGTCTAAATTAATACTTTGTTTAAATTAATATTTTTTCAATTTTAATTTCATCACAATTAGCAATTTTTGGGTACTCTCCGAATTTCCACAACAGCCAAGCACCCTGTGGATCAAAGAACCAAAATTCGTTAGCGTCGTTCGATATTCCGGCCATTTTGTGCCGATATGTATCAACCCCTTTATACCTGAGCATTACCGTAAGACTATGGATTGCCAGGTTTCCGTATCCCCAACGTGACAACCAACCACGCAACATCCTCACATAATCGTCACAATCTCTTGATTCGTCTACAAAAGCCTGTCTGTCAGCCGGGCAAGCATCTATAATATCTTGCATCCGGTCTTTTGGGATAAGCTGATAAACCATATCTTCCTCTACAAGGTCGAAAGGATGGATACCAGTAATCGACCGGATGATATACCGCAAATCATAAACAGATATCTGCTGTAACGTCCCAAGATCCGGCACAGGTGGATCAATAATATCAATGTATCCTTGTGGATTAAATAATAGGCCATCTGAAACGATAAGCCATTCTTCAAGTTGTTCCCAAGTGTTGAATCCACATCGGTTCAACAGAGCTATTAGATCGTCCGGGTGGATAGTGTCATATTTGCACACTCGGTCAATCATAACCTGGAGTTGGTTTGCGCTCTTGCTGTTTTGACCCCAGCCGACAAAATCACCGTACAGCTTGGCATTTAAATTTGCCTGCTGAACTGGGTTTGAGCCGTAGTAGCCAAAGGCCGTGAAGAATTCTTTTAAATTCATTACAACCCCATTTTACCTTTTTCAGTCAACCCCCAGGCAGTACAGCTCTCAACATGCTTAGAATATTCTTTACTTTGAATCTGTTCGCCGTCTGCTTTAACGCGCAACATTTTGAACTCATCATTTTCAGAATATTTAGCCCGGATTTTCTCCACTACCCTTGCATTGATCAATCTAACATGGGGTGATACTGCTTTGATTTCTGTACGAAGTTCATCGGTAAGTGTGACGGCCTCCATTGTCACATCCAGATTGAACGGCTGTTCCGGCAAGACAAGATCATCCGGGATATGAACAAAAGTATCCTTGCCTATGGTGCACAGCTCAGTGACCCTTGGATCATCCTCTTTGTAATTTGGTTCTACCAGCGTAATAGTAGTAGAGTGCCTGTCGTCGTATTTTTTGAAAACTTTTTGGTATTTTAATATCATTTTTAATCTCCTCTAAGATTTTGAACATATAAAAAAGTGAGTTAGTACCTTTAGCATGCCCAAGAATTGAGACTGTGGCAGCCTGGTTGTTTTGCTTCACCATTTTTCTAAATTTATACAAACTATATTTCCGGATAAACGTCTTTGATTTCCATGTTCGGTACCCAACGAAATTCAAGCCCTTCTTGACTTTCTGGATTGTTGATTTTGATAATTTCAGGCTCAACTCTTTGTCAATAAAATCAATAATCCTTTCCCGATATTCAAGACACTGACCCCGAGTGATGCCAATCAAAATAAAATCATCTACATATCTGACATACTTTTTTATTTTCAGGACACGTTTCACGAAGTGATCCACCGGATTCATAAAAATCAAGGCGTAAGTCTGACTTAACAAATTACCGATAGGGATACCTACCGGCGCGTCCATCTCCGCAAACGCCATCATGATATTAACTAAATGCGTGTCTTTTATTTTTCTTTCAACCAGCTTTTTGAGAATTGACCTGTCAATTGAGTAAAAAAACTTTTTGATATCGAGCTTCAATGTGTATTCATCATCTCCGCAAGAGCGCATATACTTTTGTGTTTGTTTACTGCATTTGTGTGTTCCCTTGCCTTTTCTGCATGCAAAAGATTGATCAATAAAAGTATTATCAAAAATGGGATAAACCACCCGGTAAATAGCATGCTGTACCACTGTGTCCCGAAACGCCGGTGCATAAATTATGCGCTCTTTTGGTTCGTACACTGTAAATTTCTTATAGGGTCTTGGCCGGTAATCCCCACTGTGGATTTTTATATACAAAGATTCCAGGTTACTGCCAAGTGATGTTTCAAAATTAAAACACGCCTGTTTTTTCCGCTTACCTCTTCGGGCATCAATGTACGCCTGGTAAAGATTTTCTCTACTGAATACGATTTCAAACAAATTCCCGACCCGTTTCAAATTATACCCCCGATTTAGACATGCTTGATCTTCGAACCATAAAAGCCTACCAAAAACGCATGTCTTGTTGATTTTGCATGATGCAGGAAACGCCATCCCTGTAATTCCACTGTCCCAAAGTTCTGGGTTTGAGGTATTATAGTCGACCTGAAAACCATTATTGTTGTTCGAATTCGACCGATTGTTGTTCCAATTCGAATTCCAAACTCCGGCTTTCGAACTATTGTTCCAATTCCCGCCGGATATCACGCATGTTAATGGCATTCCCTTTATTTCCATTGATTTTGCTCTTTAATCTTTTTTATCCATCCACCAATCATTTTTCCTAACTCATCCACTCGCCTGGAAATGGCTGAAAATCTTTTATTTTCAACATTCTTTTTAGATTTCCTGCCGTCTTTAAAATTGAAATATCCAAGTTCATATGCCAAGTAAATTTGCATTCTTAATTTTTCATGATTGATATCTAAATTTGTTAAGGTTGTTTTCTTGTAGTATCTTTTCTGCCCTTCTGTGATAAAATCATATAATTCATATGCTGTTTTCCTGATCTGGTTTGATAGTGCATATTTTTCCTGTGCAGGAAAATGGTTTAGATATACATTTAATAATTTCATCATTTCCATAAACTTTCTGTTAAGGGCAGGTTCAGACATATATTTAACTCCTTATGATCGGGTCGCTATCGCGCCCCTATACAGGGTAACAGGCGACCCGAAAACCATAAATGTAGCTCGAAGACGACCGAGAGCTGATCCAATACGAATCCCAAACCCCGGCCTTCGAACCATAGTGCCAAAGCCCGCCGGAGAGCACGCAGAGCTCATTCGTCACTTGAGCCTGATACATTCCATCCAGCCCAAATTGATTGGTGCCCGTGGCATCATATCCATTTGAATCCTTTGGTATTCCCAAAGACGTAAGCACAGCGTCATTTCCAATCAACGCTTCTGACAAAACTTGATTTGCTCCAGATCCCAGGTAAGCCCAGGCACCCGCTTGCATATAAGCAATGTTAAAGGATGTCATCAAGGCGGCAATACCGGTGGCTCCCCAATGGTCTGTGGCGTCAGAATCACCACTGGTAAAATCCTTCATGGCCGTGGACTCATTTGCGACAAAATAATTAGAACCATTGGATGTCACACCAATTGAAATTTCATACATGTTCCCGTTAAGATCCGCGACTCCGCAATTTTGTCCGTTATGAGTTGTTTTAGCCAAATCTGTATTTGAACCAGTTTTCCCGCAATTAAGATACCCATCAGTCGTGTAACTAATCGTGCCGTCATCCACATCACCCAGAGCATCATCATTACATCCCTTTGGATAATTAGTTGTTCCACCCGCATCGTACCATGCACAATAAGTTGTTGCAGCAGCAGCCTGGCCATGAGCCATTGACAGCATTGCAAGATCAGCATAAATAAATCGTGACGCACAAAACCAATTTGAACTAGCATTAACAGCGCCATTTACGCCGTCACGAGCATGAGCTGCGTCTATCGCTTCAAAATTGGCATTTGTACCGCAAGCTGTTAGATCTGCAATTTGGTTATGGGCTGACGCTGTGGAAATAGGCAGGCCATCTTTAATTGAGCTGCCGATATACCCCGTTCCCCAGGCATTTTTGCTGCACTCATATTTATCCACAAAATATCCGGGTTGAACCGATCCACCATCAATGAAACATCTTGGCAGAAAATACCCTGCTGCGTTGGCGGCGGTTTCATTTGCATACGTGGAATACTTAACTATGCTGATAATGTTAACCGCAAGGCCATTAGACCCTGTCCCAATCTTTGTCCAATGAATCGGAACCCAGCATACGATTGAACCGTCTGCAAATTGATAATTACCATAATTATCATCGCCTATTGTTTCTGAACCTGCCATATCAGCCATACCAGACGGCAATAAACTTGGTGGACAGATGCCTACCCCGAACCCGATACCCCCTGCGACACCAATATCATTTGTCAAACTCGTATCAAACATCTGTGGCAAATCACCAGTAACCATTCTATTTCTAAAAAATTGTCTACTCATAATATCACCTATGCCGCTATGCGAT